TCATGAATTCATGCGGATGGGGTTGTAGGCGACACCGAAGCCGCTGGCGAGGAAGCCGGCCGCGGTCGAGATGAAGCCGCCGACCTGCGCGTCGCCGAACATCATGAACGCGAGGCCGACCACCGACGCGACCAAGCCGGCCACGTAGATGATCGTGCGGACCGTGTCATTGAACACCGGGCGGTACCCGGTTGACTCGTCTTCCATGCTTGCTCCTTAGCTCTTAGAATCTGCCGTTGTTGAGGGTGTTTTGCAATGCGCGCGCCGTGGCGGGGCCGAACCAGCAGTCGGGGGTGACGCCCAGTCGGATCTGTGTACGGCGGATCGAGTCCGGCCCGTACAGGCCGTCCGGGTTCGCGCCGACCGCGCGCTGGACCGCGCGGATCAGCGCACTGCCTTGGCCGCCGTAGGTCACGCTGAGGAGGTTGGGGCGGCCGTAGGTGCGGCCGTCGGGGATGACCTGCCCGCTGACCACACCGTCGACCGGCGTGCCCATGATCTCCTGCCAGCGGCTGATGGTCGCACGGCCCGCGAGACCGTCCGCGGCCAGCTTGCCGGACGGTGCCGGCGCGGAAGTCGATGTATAGCGGAGGTAGCAGTTCCAAGGGTACGAATAATACGGCGAGATGTTGGTTTCGTGGCCGGTCTGGTCGCCCGGACGGCCGCCGGACGCGCGGCCACGCTCGTCAATCGACGCTTGGGCGAGACGGCCACCGCCCACGTAGACGGCCACGTGATGCACGTCGTTGAGGAGGATGTCCCCGACCTGCGGATGCCCGTCTGCGGGCAGGCGCCTCCAGCCGCGCGCCGTCAGATTCGCGGACAGGTTGCCCGTGTAGGTGGCGGTGCCGGTGTCGAATCCGGCCTCCCTGAGCGCGTGGATCACGAGACTGGAGCAGTCGCATGATCCGCCAGAACGGATATCCCACCGCCGCGACTGGTCGTAACCGAGGTATGCGACCGCGCACCAGTAGGTCATGCGATTCACCAAAGTCTGCACGCTTCCCGTCATGTTCATCGCCTCCCTTCGATGTCTTCGACGCTTTGTTCGAGCGTGACCGGCTTGATATCGTCTGGCGGCAGGCTGTCGCCCTGCGCCGGTTCCGTGGTTGTGTCTGTCATTGGTTCTCCTTTGGTTGGCGTGTGTAATCCCAGTCGCCGGTCTTCAACCGGCGCGAATAGGCGGCCTCCCTTTCCACTGGTTATGGAAAAGGCCACAGCCGGATGCCGTGGCCAAATCTGATACGCGTCCCAGTCAGCGTGGTCTGATGGGAGCGTGCTGGATGTCGTCGTTGATCGCGGTGCCGTGCCCGTTGCCGTCAAGACCGTGGTAGGCGTCGTAGATACGCTGGCTGCGCGACTTGAGATCCTCGTCCGCGACACCGTCAGCGGCGACCATCTGCGCGCGCAATTGTTCCAGCATGCACAACAAGAGCTCACGCACTCCCGCTTCAAGCGCCCTGTCATGGCGGCGGCTACCGCGCCACCACGAGACCGCCGCACCCACGGCGGCCCCCAAGAGCCCGGTGATGATCCAGATGATGACCGACTGTACGATCGGGGTCATACGATGGCCTTTCCACTGGAAAAACCCACACGATGGAGCGTCCGAACAAAGCCGCGCTGGCGTGTGGGTTTTATGAATCGAAACGAGGTAAAAATGCTGCTTTCCGAGTTCCACGACGATCACTGGCTGCCAGGCATCGAATGTCTGCGCGAATGCACCAGAATCGGCTATGAATCCGCATGGCGACGGCACATCATGCCCGCGCTCGGCCACACCGACATGGAAGACATCGACGTGGAGACCGTCGAATCATGGCTCGCCCGTATCCCATCGCGCGGAGCCGCACGTAAGGCATGGAGCGTGCTGCGCGCCATGCTGCGCAAGGCCATCAAGTGGGGACTGCTCGACACGGATATCACACGCCGGGTCACGCCGCCCAGATGCGGAGACTACCAGCCACCGACCCTCGACACCGGGCAACTGCGCACCCTGCTGCGCGGATTCTGGGGCCACGAATTGGAGGCGTGGCTGATCTGCGGAGCATGCCTAGGGCTGAGGACCGAGGAGGCGCTCGGCCTGGAATGGGATGACATCGACCTCAGGAGCGGGCACGTGCGCATCCGGCGCGGTGTCCAATGGGTCAACGGGCACGAGTTGGTGGTCGAACCGAAGACCGAGCTGAGCCGACGCACGGTCGTGCTCCCCCGGTTCGCCATCCTGCGATTGCGCCAAATCAAAGGCAAAGGACGTCTGACCGGCGGACTCAATCCCGGGCAGGTCGACCGGCGCTACCGCGCCTGGTGCCGACGGCATGGACTGCCGTGCGTGCCGCGGCGTAACCTGCGCCACAGCTGGGCCACCACCGCACTGGCGGCGGGCGTCGATGTCGCCGTGGTCAGTCGAGCGCTCGGCCACAGCTCGATCGAGACCACCGCACGCTACTATCTGCGTCCCGACCTCAACGTGCTCAAGGAGGCACAACGAGCATGGGAACACAGCATCATGGCGTAGCATTCCGTAACCCAGATGCCCATAGTGAGGTTTGGTAGTACTCATAATTCCACCAATGATGACGGCGTGATTCATATTCAGATCGATAATCCGACGGGCCGACGCCCGGACGCCGCCTTCGTGGACCTCACGCCGTCCATCGATGATTTCCCAGGACGCATCTACGACCTCATCGTGTTCCAATGGGATGTCGCATACATCAACGTCCGGGTGCGACGCACGGACACCAACGCGTGGGCCGGACGCGGACAGGGACTCAACGTCTCCTGGATGTGCTTGTGGAGCCGGTAGCTTTCCGTAACCCAGATGATGGAGTGCGGGACGTACATCGGCAAACTCAACGATCTCGGCATCCTTGCCTGCTATTTCGGGCAGGATCACGGCCGTGCTCCGGATTCAGTGATCGTGTCACGGTTTGTCGATGACGCGGCCACGGCGGCTGACCAATTAATGAGGTGGCAGCCTCTGGTATGGAGCAAAACCGAGAAGGCCATACAGATTCGCTTTTTCGCAACAAGCACAGGCGTTTGGCTTGGTTCGTCCCAAACCATCGCTTGCTGCTGGGCGGCGTTTTGGCGGTAGCGTTTCATACTGCTGCGCCCGGTCCCTGATGACGTTCAAGTGACCGTGTCCGCCGGCTAGGATGCGATGAAGTGGATGGTGCCGGTGAAGCGATCGGGGTTCTGCGCGCCGCCCACGTTGGTGTAATACATCGCACCGAAGGGCTCCACGACGATTCGCCTCTGAGAGGATCCGTCTCGTCCGTGCCACGGGCACACGGCCTGCATGAGTGGCCTCCAGCCTTCGGGCAGCGTGCCGAAGTAGCCGGTTGCCCATGAGTCGGTGGACGCCGATTTCCAGTCGAAGTAGAGCTCGATCATACGTCCGGCCCTGACGCCTGTTACCGTCCCGTATGTTGACGTGATGACTGTGATCGGCCCCGTAAGGGTTACGGAAAGCTACCGGCTCCACAAGCACATCCAGGAGACGTTGAGTCCCTGTCCGCGTCCGGCCCACGCGTTGGTGTCCGTGCGTCGCACCCGGACGTTGATGTATGCGACATCCCATTGGAACACGATGAGGTCGTAGATGCGTCCTGGGAAATCATCGATGGACGGCGTGAGGTCCACGAAGGCGGCGTCCGGGCGTCGGCCCGTCGGATTATCGATCTGAATATGAATCACGCCGTCATCATTGGTGGAATTATGAGTACTACCAAACCTCACTATGGGCATCTGGGTTACGGAATCCCCAACGGTCTTCAATGGTGTCAGGATGTCGAAGAGTTTGACTGGCGTGCCGACGGACAGGTTGGTGATGGGGATGCGGTAGAGGGGCATGTCGCTGGTGGTGGCGCCGTCCAGGATGCTGGTTTTGTTGTAGGACGGGTCCGCCGGGGTGCCGGTTGTTGCGGTGCCATTGACGACGACCAGGGTCGCGGTCTCCTTGCCGTCCGACGCCTTCTGGTATCGGCAGACGATCAGGTCGTTGCGATTCTGTCCCTGCGTGCCGTTCTGGATGGTCAGGTCGGTGGAGGAGGCCATGCGCACGTGTCTCCCATTCATGACCAGGTCGCCGGTGCCGATCGTGACCTTGTTCGCCGACGCGACCGTGGCCTTCAGTTGCTCGCCGGTCTGCAGCACGTAGCTTCCGACTCCGAGGATGCCCGACTGGAACGCTCCCATGTCGTCGCTGCCGACGTGGGGTGCCCCGGCAAATCCGGTGATGAGTTCGCTTGCCATGACGATGTTTCCTTTCACTTTGCTTCGTTCGCTATGCGGTGCGCAGCCAACGGTAGGCGCTGTCTATGCCGCGGCCCGCCTCCTGCCACGTACCCCCGTACGTGGTGCCGGGATTGCTGTTTTTGTTCCATTCGAAGATCGAGCCGACCGGATGCGCTGCAAGGAAGATCTGCGACGCGCTCACCGAGCCGGCGGGGCCCTGCGGCCCGGTGTCTCCCTTATCGCCTTTGAGCGTGGCGAGAATAGCGCCGACATCATACGTGCCGCCGCCGTTCACCGACGCGTTCACCGACGCGCTCGTAATCGGCATGAGATTACCCGCGACCGTCAACACGAAATCACCCACAACAGGCGGGTCAGCCGTACTCGGGGCGGGCTTCAAATCGCTCCACCAACAACTAGTACTGTTCGCTGGCGCATTATACGTAGACGCGTAAATACGGGTGCCGCGCGCCCCGGCCGGGCCGATCGGACCTTTCTGCCCTGCCGGTCCGGTCGGCCCTTGGGAGCCAGCCGGACCCTGCGGACCGGTGGCCCCGGTATCGCCCTTCGGGCCCTTGATGTTGCCTATGAGTATCCTCGACATTCCGTCTCCTTAGCTTTCCGGTACGTCGTAGTAAAGATTCCCGGTCGAGGAGTCGTACGAGAACGGTGGCGGCGAACCGCCGTCCGCGTAATACGCCCACAGGTCGCCGGATGAATCGACCGACATGGTGAAGAAGCCCGATACCGGAGTGGTCACGCCGCTATCGCCTGGATCACCCTTATCGCCCTTCGGGCCTTGGACGCCCTGCGGGCCGCGAGCGCCCTGTACGCCGTCGGCGCCTGCGGGTCCGGTTTCGCCTCTATCGCCTTTCTCTCCTTTCGGGCCTTGCGGGCCTTGGGGTCCGGTGTCGCCTTTCGGGCCTTGGGATCCGGTCTCGCCGCGCAGTCCCTCGGGGCCGGTCGGTCCCTGCGGTCCTTGGGGGCCGGTCGGGCCGGTGTCGCCCTTGTCGCCCTGGGGTCCTTGCTCGCCCTGCGCGCCTTGTGGGGTGGTCAGGTTCAGCGTATGTTGCAGTCCGCTGCCCGATAGGCTGGCGGACGCTTGCGAGCCCGGCCGGCCGGTCGATACGGTGCCGATGGTCAGGCTCGCCGCGTTGATGTCGGCGCGCACGTTTTGCGCGGTTTGCATGGCGTTGCTGGCTGTCGTGTTCGTCTCCGCGGTCAGCTCGCTTAGATTATCGATGTCCTTCCGGGTCACGTCCGAGCTGAACGTCCAGTCGGTCAATCGTAGGCCTTCGCCGGCGTAGTAGGGGTGGCCTCCGGCCATGCTCTCCGCTGTCCCGGTCAACGAGGTCTTGGAAGCGCCGGCGGTGCCGCATTCGTAGGACACCGTGAGCACGCCGCGCGCGAGCTTGACGATCTTCTTGGTGACCTTGGCGGTCACGTCGATGCCGGACAGACGGTCATGGCTGGCGACGACATCGCCGATGTCGAGGTCGAGACCGTCATGGATCCGCACGTCCACGCCGCCATGCGCCTGCAGGGCATCAAGCTTCTCCCTGCCTTTCTCCAATAGTTCGGCTCGGTCGGCGTTCGAATAATCGAAGACGGCCTGCACCTCGTCCAAGCCGGTGATTGATTGTGTTTCGGACACCGCGCCCTCCGTGTCGGCGTACAGGTGGACGACGGTTCTATCCTTTCCTTCGCCGGTGCCGAGGCAGATCAGGTGGTTGACGGGATGCCAGTCACGGTCGTACGAGTAGTCGATCAGGTCGCTGTCCACGCCCCCATAGGTGGAGACGGGCAGTGCGGACAGGCGGAGCATGCCGGAATCGTAAGCCATGCACAGCTTGCCGCCGCACGATTCGAGCATCTTCAGGATTCCGGTGTATGCGTCGGTATATCGGTCGAACCGGAAGGAGGATACGGTGAGCCCGCTCGCCTGCGCCGGGCTCGTGGTCATCACCTCACCCAGTCCGATATGGTCGATGACATGCTGGATGCAGTCGGTCGCGTCCCCGCTCACCGTCCAGTGATCCTGCCCGGAGTCGGGTTGGATGATACGACTGGCGAGCAGCCCGTGCCACGTGCGCCCCTCCCAGGTGATCGTGTGGACGCTGTCATCGAGACTGCCGCCGGTCGAGTCGATGACGCCTCCGTACTCGGTGCCATCCACGTATACGAACGCACCCGCCTCCAAACTGACGTCCGGTTCGTGCACGGTCAGCTGGAAGTCGTTCTCATCCGAACCGAACGCGAGGTCGAGGGTGCAGTCGCGGATGGCGCGCAGGTCCCGATGGTTGGCGTCGGTGGCTATCAGGTCGACCATGGCGGCTCACCCCTCTCCTCGATCACGGTCAGGTCGAACCCGAACCCGCCGACCCACGAAACATCGGACTTGCCAGCCGGCAAAGGCTGGAAGCAGTACTCGCCGCCGCCCAGCCCGCTTCCGCGGCGCCCGTCCGGGAAATGGTCGACCAGGTCGCCGTTGTTCACGGTCAGGCGGATGGTGCGGTTCAATCCGTCGATGACGAGATACGCGCCGGATGGCACCTCGCAGTCCACCGCGTACACGTTGTCGCCAATCGTGATCTCAGGGGCCGTGGCCGGACCGTAGACGGTGAGCCGGCACGGCATCGGCGAGAGCGCCGGGTTCGAAGCGGTGTCGGCGAGCAGGCTCGGTGACCAGTCGTGCCCGTAATCGTACGGGTAATCGAGGTCCGTGTAGGATGCGAGCGTCGACGGATTGTACTGCGTGGTCGATTCGCGCCGCCACACGCCATCCAACAGGACGACAGTCAGTGTGGTCGAAACGTACAGGGGCGTGATGGTCTGCGGCTCGCTCTTCGTCACGTACGCCGACGCCTGCCATTCATCGTCCGCGACCAGCGTGCCGGGAGTTCCGTTGGCCATGTCCGCGTCCATGAGCAGGCGCATCCGGTCGAGTTCCGCCAGATCCGTGACCTTGACGGTTACCGTGAGCTCGCGCGTTCCGCGTGTCACCCCGGTCAGATTCAGAAGGCCGGTCGTGTACGACCATGCGCGCCCACGCAGTGCCGGCATGGTCTCCCCGTACACGGGACCCTCGAACCCGATGGATTCGCCGTTAGTGCCGCACACGTAGCTCAGAGTCCTCATGCCACGCTCCTTACGAGTCTCGCGAAGTCACGTTGGGTGAACGGTCGATCATCGGACAATGCTTCTTCGACGGTTCCGATCAATGCATCCATCCTGCCGACGATGTTTTCCAAGAGCCTGTCGGAATCCGATGACGTGTCCGTGGTGACGTTCAGCCTGCCGGTCTTCGGCCAGTCCGTGTTGTCGAGGTTCATCGTGGAGACGAGCGAATCCATGGAACGGCTGACCACATGCGCGGAATCGTCGATGCCCAATGCCATGCCACGTCCGACCATCACGCCGACCTCGTCGCGGAACACACGCGACGGGGAATGGATGCCGAGCATGCCCTTGACCGCGTCGAGCGCGTCCTTGGCGGCGTTCTTCGCGGCGTCTCCGATATTCTTCGCGAATTTCACGATGCCGTCCTTGATGCCGTTGATGATGTTCTTCCCGACGGATATCCAGTCGGTCTTCGTGAACGCGCTCTTGATGGAGTTGACGATCTGCGGGATGCTCGCGATAATCTGTGGGAGTGCTCTCAGGAACCCGAGCGGCAGCGCAGCCATAAGCATGAGTCCGGCCGTGATGATCTGCGGCAAGTTGGATACCAGCCCGTTGACCAGCGAGACGATAATCTGCGGCAAAGCGGCGATAAGCCGCGGGATTGCGGCAATCAGCCCTTGGGCCAGTCCGGTAATCAGCTGTGCGGCCGTCGTCAACATCTGCGGCAATGCGGCGATAAGACCAAGCACGAGGCTCGTAATGATCTGTGGTAGCGCGGCGACAATCACGGGGATTGCCTGAATCAACCCCTGACCCAGAGCCGTAATCAGCTGTAGTCCAGCACTAATCAGCTGCGGCAGATTGTCAACGATGCCTTGCACCAAGTCCAAGATCAGTGTGGTCGCGCCGAGCATGAGCTGTGGGGCGTTCGCCGCCAGTCCGGACACGAGCGTCGTGATCGCCATTTGGCCGAGACCGAGCAGCATCGGCAGATTCGCGTCGATACCGTTCAGCAAAGCCATGATCATCTGCGTGCCGGCGGCCAACCATACCGGGACTTGCGTCTGGACGATTTGCATCAATCCGGCGAGCTTCGTGGGCAGGCCAGCCAGGAACGTGGTGATCATGACCGAAACCTGCCCGTCCATGCTCGCGTTGACCGCTCCGAGCGCCGCGATCAGCCCGGCGGCAATCCCGCCGATACCGAGAACGGCTATGAAACGGCCGGGCGCGAACATCGTCCGGAAGATTCCAATGGACTTGTCCGCTATCGGTCCGAATACCGCCGACACTGTGTCGCCGATTCCACTGACCGCAGCGGAAACACCTGTCGCGACACCCGGAGCCGCCTGCGCAAGCATGCCTCCGATGCCATTGAATTTCGCAAGGATTTTCGAACCGAATCCGCCGACAGCGGCAATGACAGGATTGGACTGGAACGTGGTAGCGACCTGACCGAGCACGCCGGCTGCACGCTCTTTCATCGAAGCGCCGAAAACGGCGACGTCCACGGCGACGCCGAACAACCCATCGGACACTTTTGAGGCCATGCTCTTGACGCCAGACGTGATCGACGTGTTCAAACCAGCGATTTTCTGCCCGATGCCTGTTTGCGTGAACTCGTCGCCGATCTGCTTGAGCACGCCGCCTATCGACTCACCGGCCTTGGACAGTCCGGACGCTGTCAGCTGGGCGTCGAACGTGATTCGCTCCGGGTCGAACATGCCGGAGAGCATGGTCTTCACGGTCCCGGCCTTGGACGCGATCCCATCGAATGAGATGCCGTCGATGATGGAGCTGATACTGCCGATTCCGCTTAACGCCGCCGGCACGGCCTTGCCTGACACTGCCAGCGCGGCGAACGCGCCGGTCAGCGTGGCCGCCTGTGTGGCGAGGTCGGCAATGCTGATTTTCCCGGCTTCCAGATTCTTGTCGAACGTGGCGAGCATATCGGTCACGGTCTTGGTTGCTGGGGTGAGGCGGGCGGTGAACGCGTCGACAGCCGGTGTCAATGCTTTGCTGACATCATCGATGACCGGGGTGAGCGCGGTGAAAACGCTTTTCAGGCTTTGCAGGGCCGGCGTCGCGGCAGCAGCGCCAAGACGCGAGAGGGCGGCCTTGCAGTTAGCCATCGCCCCCTGGAACGTGCTGCCCGATGCGAGCGCCGCGCCGCCAAGATAATTGTTCATGGCGGCGCTGAACGTTGCGAAATCAATCTTGCCTTTGCTGACCATGTCGGACACGTCTGCCGTGCTGACGTGGAGCTGGTCAGACAGGGCTTGCAGGACCGGGACACCACGCGACGTGAGCTGTAGCATGTCGTCGCCCTGGAGTTTGCCGCGGGCGGCGACCGAGCCGAAGATCGCGCCCGCGTCGGTCATCGACATGCCGGCGATGGTGGCCGTGTCGGCCACGGTCTTCAACGTGTTGGTCATGTCCTGCCCGGACTTGATGCCTGACGCGCTGAGTGAAGCGGCGATGGTCGCGGCCTCGTCCAGTCCGAACGCCGTGCCCTTGACCGACGCCATCGCGTCGTTCATCAGTTCGGTGATGTCCTCGGTCGAATGTCCGAGTCCTTTGAGCTTGGTCTGCGCGTTCTCGATGTTCAATGCGCGGCTGATGCCGCCCTTGGCGGCGAGCCCGGCGACCGCGGTGCCGATGCCGGTGATGACGCCGAGCCCGGCCTTGCCGACCTTGGCCAATCCTGATGCGGCGTTTTTGAGGAATCCCGTGCCGAATCCCTTGCCGGCCTTCTCGCCCTGCGTCGTGCCGACCTGTGCGGAACCGTCTGAGATCTGGCTGTTGAGTTTCTGGTTCCAGTCCTTCGCCGACGGTTCCACGCGGTAGTAGACGACGCCGACTGATTGTGCTCCGGCCATAGACTACATCTCTTTTCGGTTATTCGAAGTGGAACAGTTCCCTGACTTTCGCGCGGTTTTCCGCACGTTCGCGGTCAATCCGGACGGCGTCCACGGGTGGTGCGAACGGGTCTCCCGTCGAGTCGAGCCATGGGCGCCAATTGCGGCTGTGTCCGGTTATCCGTTCATCTGCTGCGGCCTGCATCCACATGGTCTCTTCGGAGCCTGATGGCGCGTACCATGCTCCGGACAGGGCGAGCCAACAGTCCGAATCCTTGTGCCGCAATATGACGCGCGTCATGCGCCATGCGGCGCCGACACCGAAGTTTCCGCGCTGCCCGGCAAGCATGACTGGCAGCGTGGTGGGGCGCCACGTGACGCCCCAGACGCGCAGCCAGTCAGCTGTGAGCTCCTCGCGGTGCCCTGCCCATAGGCCGATCAGGACACTGATTTTGGGTCGATGCCTGACTGCTCCGCCCACGCCTTGACCGTCGCGTTGATCCACGCGATAGGCCGGTCGGTCGTTTTGAGTTTTGCCCAGAAGTTCGGGCGTTCATGCTCGAAATATGCGAGGAACACGGATGTTGCTTGGAACGCGGTCGTGTCATCAAGCACGGTCTTGCTCTTGATGAGCAAAACCGCCTGCACGACCTCGAGCGGCAGTTCGGCGCTGTTCAGGTTCGGCAGGTCGAGCTTCATGCCGAGCACGTCGAGATGCACGTCGGGCAGGTCGGGTGTGTCGTCAAGCTGGATCTCTACCGGCTTGTAATCAGGTTCCGCCATTTCACGCCTCCACTGTCAGGCCGTAGGCGTCGAACTGCTTGCCGTCGGACGCGGTGTGGGCGGTGAACGTCATCGTCATGGTCATGCTGCTGCCGGCGCTGATCGTGATGCTGTCGCGGTCGGTGATGGTCGCGTCGCGGAGCACGATGATGACCGGGCGATCGGCTTGGTCGATACCGGCGAGCACGACCTGGTATTTGCCGGTCGGGTTCCCGGCAGAATGGATCGCGCCGTCCGCCCCGACGGTCACGCCGAAATAGGCTTGCGCGACCGTCTTGGTCATTTCCAAAGCCGGGATCTTCAGCGTGTAGTTGCCCGGTGCGCCGACCGACAGGACGACGGAACCGGTATGCCCTTTAATGTCGGTATTGTCTCCAGCGCTGAACGCGAGTTCCGCGCCGTCGTCGGTGTTCCAGCCGACCGGTTTCACCCCGCTCGGCGGGGTCCACGCCGTGGACGTCGGCAGGCCTGTCGCGTCAGGCAGCAGCCAGACTGCATAATCCTTGATAAGACGGACGTTCGCCGAATTATGCGATGCCGCGATCGTGTCCTGCAATGTGGTGGTTCCGGATGTTCCGGTGTCAGCCATGGTAATCTCCTAATCTTCTTGTCAGATGTATGTGCTTGCCGTTGTCGGGACGGTCAGCAGAAGCGTCATGTACGCGTATACGCGGCCGCCGTCGAACTGGATACTCGCCCCGGTGTCCACGCCGGCGGTGACCACGTCACCGTGCGAAGCCGGATACCGGCTGATGCTCTCCGCGACGCTCGCGGCGAGCTCCTGCAATTCGTCGAAACTGTGCGATCCGTCGGGGTGTTCGACATAGCAGCGGACCATGAGCCGCGCGTACAGTGAAACCGGGGTGGCCGGCTGCTGGTAGTCGACGCTCATGGCCACGGCGCGGAGCGTCGTGTTCGGTTCCGCGATGGGCGGGTCATGCCCGTCGACCGCGACCAGCAGGCTCCCGGTGATCGTCGTTGACTCTTTTGATTCGAGCCACGTTTTCAGGTTTGCGAGCAAACCGTGCGGCGTCTGGCATGCAATGAGCGATGGCATAGGTTACCTCAGTCTTCCGGCGGAGCGGGTCAGCAGCCCGTCCCGCGTCTCGTTCACGCTGCTGGTGACGAACGTCGCGCCACGCCTTCGTCCCTTCGTGTTCTTGTACACGTGGACGTGCGGGAGCGCAGCCGTCTTCGCCTTGCCTGTGATCGTGTCGGCGAGCGCGTCTGATCGCATGACTTGTTCGCCGAATGGCCCGTAGAATGTTTTCACTGTCACGGTGTTGCTCATGGTGTCTCCAGGGTGATGACGGTGCCTTTCGGCGTGCTGTTGGCGTCGACCCATTGGACCGGTTCGCGCCGGAGACGGTACCGGTGCCCGCGCACGCCGAGCGTGTCACCCGCGTGGATGTCCGGCCAGTTCCCGTTCCACCGGATGTAGAGCGTGCATCCGGTGGATTGTCCCTCACTGGTCGCACCAGGCTGTGATGTCGGTGTCGTCGGAGCGATGAGCGCGTTGACGGCGCCGACGCGTGTGAGACCATGATCCGGTGTGCCGTCCGGCCTGTAGACGATGACCTGTTCCATCATGATGCGCCTGCCATGTCGAACTGGGCGACGCGTTGCACGCCGCCCAGCGTCTTCTTCTCGGCTCGGGTCAGATAGAGGTCTCCGCCGGGATTCGCGTAGGTGACCTGTTCGCTGAACGGGCCCGTGGTTTGGCTGGTCTGGCTGACGCCCATCATGTCGCCGGATTGGAGTGCGCGGATCACCGCGGCGCATGTGACCCGTCGCAGTGACGTCTCGCTGGCTGTCCGCCAGTTGGGGCAGGACGTGCGGATCAGGTCGCTCGCGTCCGCGAGCAGCGCCGTACAGCGTGTGGTTTCGGATTCCGATAGTGTCCGCCACCGTGTGGCCACGTCATCCACGGTGGCGAACACGGTGGTGTCGCCCGTCATCGTCCGCCTGTCACTTGCCGGTGGAGTCCGTGCCTGCCGCGGCCTTGACGAGCGCGAAACGCTTCGGGTCCACGTACCATGCGTACAGCATCTCCAGCCGGTAGGCGACCTGGTTGTGACGCTTCAGATCACCGAGCCCGTCGGGGTCGCCGTAGGAGATGAGTTCGAGCGGCAGGTTCTTCTGGATGCCCCAGTAGATGCCGCCGGTGAAGTCGCCGACGATGGCCTCCACGCCGGTCGCGGTCGCCGCTTCGGGCGCGTTCACGGTCGTGGTGACGCTCGCCTTCGTGCCCTTGAACGCTTTGATCGCGGTACCGTATCCGAGCTCCGGATACAGGGGGTGGCCCTGCTTGTCGCGCGTGGTCGCGAGCTTGAACGCTTCCGGCTTGCTCAACGCGATGCCGGTCACGTCGTATCCTTCGCCGTCGTTGAGGACGAGGCCGATGGCCTTCTCGATGTCCGCGTCCGCGTCACCCGTGTCGGTCACGTTCTTCGTCGTGGAGGCCAGGTAGTTCGTCCAGCCGGTCATGACCGCGCCGGTCGCGGGGTTGATGCGGTGGAACACGCCGAGGTCGAGGGCGCGGCTCAACGCGGTCGCGCCCGCGTCGGCGATCGCCTGGTAGACGCCGAGCTTGCGGTCCTCGTCGGCCCAGAGCACCTCCTCGTCGAAACGGACGGTGACCTGCGCCTTGTGCGGGACGGCGGTCACGGTGCCGAACTCCACGTCGGCCGGCGCCTTGGCTGCGCCTTCCTCGACGAATTCGGCGCGCGGATGCTTCGTGAACGTCACGACCTGCGTCTCGCCGAACATGAGCGGCTTGCTGGCGGACAGGGCGGCGACGGCGGAACCCGTCTCGACCTTGTCGATCAGACCCTGCGCGAGGTTCTTCGGCAGGGACAATGCTCCGGTGGCTACGGTTGTTGCCATGATATTGACTCCTTATCAGGATTGGTGTGGTTTTAGTAGCCTGCGCGTTTGTTGACGCTGGCGAGGAAGGCGGCAGCATCAGACTGCCTGCGTGGTTCCGGCGACCGCGACTGGTCGCCCATACCGGCACGCTTGCCATCGGCCTGCGCGTATGCCTGGAGTGTTTTCGCGGCCTCCGTGAGCTTGTCCTCACTGTCCGCATCGACCAGGTCGAGCACGTCAACGGGGATGCCGGTGTCCTTGCTGACCTTGGATAGTGTCTGCTCCCACTGCTTGGCGGCGGTCAGCTTGTCCAGTTGGGCTTGCAATTGGTCGGCTTTCTCCGCTTTCTCACGCAGCCGGTCGGCCTGTTCGGCTTTCTCATGGTTGGCTTTGGCGAGTTTCTCCCACTTGCGGGCCTGCGCCTTCCAGTCGGTCGCATCCTGTGCCGGGTCGCCGTGCGGCTCCCCTGCACCATCAGGCGTCAACGTCTGCTGCTGCGTCGCGTCCTGCGCCTGTGTGGCCTCCTGTTGCGCGTTGTCGGTGTTGTCGGTGTTGTCAGGCATTCATGCCCCTTCCTTTTGTTTTGCCGCCCGTGCGGGCGCCCATCCGGCAGCCGTGCGGCACCGGGTTTCGTGGCCGGTCATGGGATCGCACCATGACACGCGGTGGAGGTGAGTGGCGGGTTGAGAAGAGCAACCGCGTGTAGAGCACTGGCTCCGGCCAAAATACGAAACCCCGCAGAACCTGCGGGGTTGGTAAAAGAAAAGCCGCCAGAAGGCGGCCAATCGTGGTGGCTGCTGGATTCGGACCAGCGCGGCATCATGCACCCGGTTTACAGCCGGGCCCCTTCGACCACTCAGGCAAACCACCAAACGTGATATACTGGTAGAACAAGGTTCGAGGTCCTCTGTGGTATTGAAATAAAATACGGAAAACGGAGGGGTGCTTCGGACCTTGTTCATTTGAGTCCTATCTCATGCAGCCCGTCAGCGTCCATGACGAATAGACGCCGGATTCTCGTCTTCTGGTCAGGATGCCGCACGTTGTAGGCCACCAACTGGCTGGCCAGCTTGTCGGACATGCGCGCATGACCGATGTCGATCACGTAGCAGTCTTTCACTACGCCGTGGTTGTCCATCGCGCTGGCGGCGGATTCGCTGATTCGCTTCGCAATATGCTGGTATTTCGTGCTCGTCATGGACTTGAGTTCGCACAGTTCACCAGCCTCCAGCCATTCGAAGTCGTTCGTCGCGGTCTGGTTCTCCGTGTCGCGCGGTATCCACCGGACGTGATTGCCCAACGCCTCGAACCGTTCGAGGAACACGGTCTCGTGCGGGTACAGCACCTCGAGCGACGGGTCGACACCGGCGGCTTTCTGCCGTTCCAGCCACTCCCCGTCAGACACGCCCGACACACCACGCATCGACAGTATCCGCGACTCGCCCGGCGAATGCGGGACCTTCGGCTTCCCCGGCTCCGAAGAAGCGGCGGCCGCCGATGCCTTGGGCGGCTTGTGGGGCTTCCCGCCGCCACCCGAGCCCGCCTGCGCGGCCGTGGAGTCCGCGACATCGCCGTTCGCGCGCATACGCGCGAGAATCTCCCTGTACGACGCGCCGGCAGGAAGACCCCGCACCGCCTCCTTGTACAGGGCGTCCAGTTTCTCTGGATCATACCCGCTGAGTTTGGCTTCGCCCCATGACGGGACCGGCTCGCAGTCGCAATGATTGTGGTACCGATTGCCGAGCCCGCCGCCGGCCGCCTCCTCGCTCATGTACACGAATCCACGGCCTGCGAGCATCGTGCAGAATGCGCACGTCACACTGCCGCGCGGGACACGCGCCCACCGCGGGCGGGTCGGATCATTGGCAATATTCGCCATCTGCCGGCGTTGCGCCGCATGTATGGCCATGCTGCGAAAGAAATCCGCGTAAGCCTGCTGCATGTCGTCAACACTCATGCCGGCGGTTTTCGGCAGCAAGTCCATGATCGAGACGCCGCTGCGTGCCTTCCCGGCCATGACCTGACGGTAGGTCAACCCGTTGTAATCGGTGTTCGAGAAGCCTTTCTGCACGTCCCACATGACGCGCGTCCAATCCTCACGGTCAGGGAGCGCATACTCCGGGAATTCCTTGCCGGCGGCCTGCTGCCATGCCTGGCGTTGCACGCCGTACCGGGTGTCAGCCGCCTCCTGTGCGACCTCGACAAGGTTGTGTGCCGCGTCGATGATGGAATCCTGGTCGGTCAACGCGATGGACTTGTCTGGGTGGTCGAAGTCGAACAGTTCGCCGGCGAGCGTGTCCGCATACTCGTCGAGGCCTTGCATGGTCTTCTGGTAGTCGCCGCGCGCGGCGTCAAGCTCGGTTTCGAGGGTCTTGCGTGACTTGGCGGTCAGGCTCAGATTCGACCAGTCAGTCATCGCACACCCCTCTCGTCACTACTGCTGTTGTTGCGTCCCGCTAACGTCAGAGTCCACTGTTGATGGCGTTGTCTGGCTGGTTTCCGGCTGGTTGATTGACTGGCGGATCGCATCATAGTTCGCCTGGGCGCGCTGCTTGGATTCCCAAGCCTTCACGCTCTTGATCTCAGCCTCGCTCAACCCGAGGTGACGACGGCCGACATCGCTCTTCGCTACCGCCTCGTCCACGCTGCCGACCTTCGTCAGCCAGTCCGCCTTCGCCGCATCCGAGCTCACGTTCACCGGCTCCCAAACCGGCGTGATCCCGGACAGATCCACATCAGACAGTCGGGAGTATCCGCCCTGCATGTAGACGCCGATGCGCATCAGCTGCATCAGTTGGCCGGTGAATTCGCGGTTCTGACGTTCCGCGATGCGACTCAACCGTTGTTCCGCCGCGTTGATCGCTTCGACGCTCGTCGGGTTCGACAGGCGGATGCCCAACGCTTCGGCCGGGATGTCGGTCGCACTTGACACCATCATCGCGATCGTCTCAAGCATCGACGAATACGGTGCCATGCTCGCCTGCTGGAGCTGCTGGATCTGCGGGACAAGCCCGTCCTCGTCACGGCTTACCGCGTTCAGACTCGTCATCAGCCGGCTCCACTTGCTGCCCTGGAACGCTTCCGGGTCGAGACCAAGGAACCAGACGCGCGGCGCCGCATAGAACGCCGCCGCCGTATCCATTTCGGTCATCGTGCGGAACCCCATGTCGGTCAATGCCATGAGTGTGCGGCTGATCCGCGAACGACCGAACGGCCGGTCCAACTGCCGGTCGTAGGCTATCGGCACGACCGGCACGACCGGGCATTCCTGGTCACGCCACGTGCACACGGCACTCCAGCCGGTGCCGTCCGACGTGAGTTCCCACGCGCGTCCAGGAAGCCAGAGGGTCATCGCCGTCGCACAGCCGAGACGATTGTTCTCGGTCACGGTCAACGCGCACCGGATGCGGTTGCGGCGCCGGTCCCACACGGCGGCACTCCAGTCCGCGGCACGCGCGACGATCTGCACGTCGCCGGTCTCCGCATCCGGATACACCGTCAAAAAGCTGCATGAATGCTTGTACGCGCTGGTGATTGCCTGCCCCATCATCGGAATCAGGCCGACGCGGTCGGCAAGGTCGGCGACACCGGGGTCGTCGATGTTCGGGTCGACGTTGAATCCTGCGAGCACGCTCTTGTCTGCGAGGCTGCTGACGGCCTTGCGTGGCCAGTCCACCGGGCATTCTGCCTGTTTGCTCATGGATTCGGGGATGGACCCGGAGATGTTGCGCAGGACTTCCTTGCCGTCGTAGTACGTGCCGCGCAGGATGTTGCGCGCGTAATGCTCATGCCAGACGCGGGCGAGGACCTGCAGCCAGTACAGTTCCTCGTCGCCGAACACGTCCGTGCTGTCGGCGGCCTGGACGTTACCGACGGCCAGCGGCGCGGCAAGCCAGTCCTTTCCCTCGTCCGTTTTCCATTCAAGCTGGTAAACCATAGATTCTCCAAAAAGGTCGAACCGCCGTCGATGAAACATCGCCGGTTGGTAATACTGGTCAGCCGACGGTCTGTCGGCGTCCCGGATGCCGTTTCGACGTGAACGCGCCATGCAAGGCGAGCGTCACCGCCACCAGCGGGCTGATGTCCACATCACTGCCGGCACGCTGCCACGCGGTCATCCCGCCGCTCCCGATACCACGCAACGTCACCGACAGCGCCGCGTCTGCGAGCGCCGGCTGCGCGGTATCTGGCAGGTGGGTGATGGTGTGGGCGGTGAGCATGTCGAGCATGCGGCCGGTGGCTTGTCCGAGTTCGCGTGTGCCGGTGACGGTGACTTTCATGTGTCGGGCGCGCAGGTCGGGCAGGAGGCTGAGTGCGGGGCTTTGTGAGTCGATGACGATTGCGGCGGTGTGTGGCCAGCGTTCGGCCAGCCAGTCCACGGCCCACATGGTGCCGTGTTCGTGGGTGGACCGGCATTCGGCGAGTTCCACGTGCGCGGTGCCGTCCGGGTAGCGTGCGCATGCGCCGATGCTGATTTCGCTGCGGTCGGGCGGCATGTCCACGCCGAAACTCGTCGTCCCGCCGTCAGGCCGCTCGAGGATTGTTGTCGCGTCCCATGTGTCGCGGCTGATGACGCCGGCTGAACCGGTTTCGTCCCAGATGCCGAGGGCTTCGCGTCGGAAGCTGTCTTCCTGGAGGAGTTGGCGCATGCGCAGGATCGCCTGCTCTTTGGTGCGGAGCGGGTATGACGGGTTGGCTTGCATCCACGCCTCATGGTCGTCGCTGTCCGCGTTGTGGTCGGCGGCGAGTTCGATGTAGGCGCCTCCGGTCAGGTGATGGTCGAGTGCGAGGCGACGTTTCCCGGTGAATACGTCGCATGGGTCGCCGGGTTTCGGTGGGTTGCCGAGGAACACGACCAGCGGGTCCGGTGACGTGTTCATCGCGGGGATCATGTTCGCGGTCGCGTTCTCGCTCAGGATCTGCGCCTCGTCGAACACTTCGACGTCAGCGCCGTGCAGGCCGCGCCCGAAGCCTTTCTCGCGCGCGCCGAACATGATGACCGAGCCGTTGGCGAACACGATTTCCTGCTGCCCGTTGGCCTTGCGCACATGGTCGATATGGCGTGCGACCGACGGGGAGTTGGCCAACGCCTGCATGTCGTCGAACGTCTCGTTGGTCGTGCGCGTGTGATGCGCCGTCCAGATGACCTTCAGGCCGGGGTGGAGCATACAGCGCACGAACATCGCGGTGCCGATCGTGTAGGTCTTGCCGATCTGGCGTGGCGAACTGACCGTCAATCCGCCGTCGCCGCACGCATACCGGCCGTCTTCGCCACGGCTGAACAGGATCCACAGGAGACCACGCTGCCACGGGTCCCAGTGGATGTCCATACGGTTGGCGACCAGTTCGATGCGGTGGAAGTCGCTGGACATCATGCCGTCAGGCTTCTCGAGAACGCGGGCGACCTCAGATAATCTCCGCCCCTGTTCCTGCGGCATCCATCTCCTCGCTTTCATCGGTGTCCGTTGTCAGGTCGAGCAGCGGGTCGCCGCCTTCCAGCTGGTCGAGCCGCTCGGTCACGGCGATGAGCTGCCGGCTGATCGCTGCCAAAGCGTTCGCCGGGGTGCCCGGGTCGGTCAACGCGTGGGCGAGCACGTCACGGTTCGTGCGGAGCACGTCCTCCAGGCTGTCGTCCATCATGCGTTTGAATTCGACGCTGGTGAGTTCCTTCGGCGCTTCAGTCTTATCGTGTTCCGGCTTCGGACTGTCCGGCTTGGCACTGGCGCCCTTGCGCGCCATGACTTTCGCCTTGTTGCGGCATTTCGCGGAACAGTACTTCTGCGGCCTGCCGCCGCCCTGCGTCGGGCGGAATTCGGAACCGCAGATTCTGCACTTCATCACGCCTCCGTTCCGGTTCCATTCACTGGCAGGTTCCATTCAACGCCCGCGGGGAGGTGTCGGCCCTTTGACCGGGGGGGCCACGGCTGGCGGACTGGGGGTGACCCGCCCACCCCACGGCAGCGGCACGGTGTCGTGAGCCGCATGGTTTCGCGACGTCGATGGTCTTGCCGGTGCCGCTTGCGTGGTTTACCATTCGCTGCTTTTGTTGGTCTTGCTGCTGGCCTGCTGTGTCGTGTCCTGTCTTGTCCCGCTTGGCTTGTGCAGGTTGGCGCGCGCCCATTGGATGGTGTGGTTGCCGCGACGCTGGTTGCATATCCTGTGTGCGAGCCGCAGGTTGTCCCATTCGAGTGGGCTGCCGCCGCGGCTGACCGGTATCGCCTCGTCGACTTCGCCGCTTAACGGGTGGCCAGATGGGAGTGTCTTGTCTACCGTGCGCCCGCAGATCCAGCAGATGTCGTATGCGGCGAGCACCCTCTTGCGGAGCTTGGTGCGCCGGGAGCCGTTGCGTCTTCGTGGATTGGGGTGGGATGCCATCATATTCCCCCGGTGACGCAGAACCCCGGGGAGGATTATCGCCGCCTCCGGGGTTCTTACAATGATGCTGCTACGTAGTATACCACATAGCGGTGGCAACCTACTGCCGCTTGGATTCCGCGTGTCGCGAAACCCGGCGGGCGATGGACGCGACCGGGATGCGCCAGTACCCGTCGCCCAACGGCGCGGCTCCGGTGAGCTGTCCTCGCTTGAGCCATGTCGAGACCGTGTTGCGCGGGACGGTCTCGCCGAGGTTGTCGCGGATCCACCTGCTCGCGTCGGCCGGGGTGAGCGTCACGTGCAGGCGACGCCATGCCGCGGCGAGCGTCTCCCGTGCCGGACGCGGGTCTGGTGACACCCATCCGCATGGGCAGATGACCCCGCCCCCCAGCTGTTGGACCGGAGCATGGCATTGCGGGCACAGGCCGATCAGCGGGCGGCTGTCCTGGCTTGGCGCGCCGAGCCATGCCGTCAGCCGACGCGACTCGCCTTGCAGGTCGGCGAGCCGCCTGTCAGCGTCGTGCCGCGCGCACAGGTCGGTCATGCGGTTGGCCATGCGCGGCAGGAGCGTGCGCCATCCGCCCCACAGGCCGATGCCTGCGGCCACGTCTTGGATCGTCTCCTGCACGCTGTCCTCGAGGTCGAGCGCGGGCAGGTCGACCAGTGCAGGGGCGAACGCCGGTCTCGGCCGGCGGCCTTCGGCACGGCCACGCCTGATGATCCGGAACGCGACCAGGTCGACGCGGTGGAGCTGCCGGTCGAGGTCGTGGAGCACGGCCGCGTACTCGCGGCGCAGGTCGCTCACCGTGCCCTCCCGTCCATGCAGGCCGGGCACTGCCACATGCCGTCGGCGCAGGTCCAGCCGATCAGCCCGCACTGATCCGCCAGGTCGTCAGGGCTGTGGGTGACGATGATGCCGCCGATGTCGGCAGCCTTGCGCCCGCACCATGCGCACCGGGCGGTGAGCCAATCGGCCTTCCCGTCGGCGAGCGCATGTGTCGTGGTCTTGGCCGTGGCCGTGGTCTTCGTTGTGGTCTTGGTCGTTGTTGCCCGTGCGCCGTCATCGGTGTTGGCTGGGTGTTGGTTGCGGAGCCGGTCGATGGTCTTGGCGAGGCCGAGACCGGTGATGTCGGCGTAGGTGACGGCGTGCATGGTGGGCATGGTCGGGTTCCATCTCATCGTCCGAGCCTCCTGAGTCTGTCGGCGAGCGCTTTGTTCGCTTGTTTGTTGTTCGGACAATCGAGCTTGGGGTTGATGGCGTGCGGGCATCGGTTGGCGCCGATGTTGAGCCGTCCGCAATACTCGCATGTCCTTGGGTTGGTGATGCGTGGGATGTCGTCGAGCATTGTCAGGCTCCTGTCCTCGCGTCTTCGCTTTGATTCTGGACTTCGAGCGGCATCGATGTGCCGGTGTAGCCGAGCATGCTTTCACACTGCTGTTCCACCCGTCGTACCGCCGTCACCGCGCCCTTCAACACCGCAACGCCGACGACGACATCATGATCATGCAACGTAGGGTCGGACTTGGCGAGCGCCGATCCCAGGTTGCGCTCGCAATTCTTCCGAAACCCTTCGAGCCAATCCATCAGTTCGCGCAACGTCGCGTCTTTCTGCGTGATATTCGTTGCCATCATGCTTCCTTCCCTTGCGTGCGGTTCACTCGCCATCGTCCAGTCCGATGTCGCGGATGAACCTGGCGTGGACGACGGCCTGCGTGCGTTCCCGCTCGTCCGCCTGGGCGAGGTCCCTGCCGGCATCAGCCATGTCATGCGCGCGCATCGCGATCTTGCGCAGACTGGACAGGGCGACCATCGCGGCCACGCTCACCTCATGGTCGTCCGTGTCCAGCAGTGCCGCGTACTGGGCGATCAGATTCCCGGCGAGCGCGGTGATGTGTTTGGCGTCTTGTTGGAGGTTTTCCGAGGTGATGAGCCGGTCGGTGCTTTTGTCGATGTCCTGCGTCATTTCGATTCCTTCGTTCTTGCGTTGTTGTGTTGGTCGACCATGTCACGGAGTTGGATGCTGGTCGCTTTGAGTGTCTGGGCGAGGATCCTGATGGTGGTTTCGCACTGGTCGAGGAGCCGGTCCACCTGGTCGCAGTCGTAGCCGGTGCGGAAGCGCGTCGTGTCGAGCGTGGCGGTGTGCACGTCGTGCGGTGTGAGCAGTCGCATGCTCACCGTCCCAGCCATGCGATCGTGATGGCGAGCGCCATGAGGATCAGGACGATCAGTGTCTGTATCACTTGGTCGCCCTTCGTGCGCGCCGGTCGGCTGCTTCGTCCAACGCGTCGTCCAGCATGCCGGCGAGCGCTTCGGCGGTGTCGATGGTCAGCCGGTAGCGGGTGATGTCGAGGGCGTGTGGGCCGGTCGCGTTGGATTCCCGGATTTCGAGGAGGATGCAGTTGCCGTGGTCGCTGGACTTGGGTTCGAGGGTGAGTTTGTGCTGGTATCCCATGGTTATTCCTTCGTGTGTCTGAGGATGCTGATGGTCTGCTGGTATTCGTGGATGTCCCGGTCGAGGCAGTCGTCCACGCGGTGTGTGGTGTGCTCGTGCTTGTGGGGGCCGAGTGTGGCGAGCGCGAGACGGAGGGCGGTCATGTCCATGCGGTGGTAGTCCGTGAGAGTCCTGAGCCCATCCGTGAGTACCGGGAGTTTGTGGCTGATCCAGTCGAGGTCGAACTGTGGGTTGGTTCCTGCGATGATCAGCCGGTCGGGGTCGAGCGGGTAGTTCGCGTCCACGAGCCATTGGCATGCATCTTCGGCGGTCTCGTCGGGCCCGGTGCCTGACAGGAGTGATTCGCGGATCAGCCCGTTGTCGCGGTGCATGCCGAGGATCGTGTCCATCGTCCCGCAGTTCAAACGGATCCCGTCCGTCGGGTGGATGACCCGGCTGTACCGGCCTTTCGCGCCGAGCAGCGGGTTTCCCGCCATGTCCGTGACCCGCATGCCGATTTCCAGCAGGTCGCCCTCCACTGGCATGATGCCCGTGGTCTCGGTATCGATCCACAGGAGCACGTCCCTGTCAGTCGTCATCATCGTCTCCTTCGTTTGTTTCGTTGGTGTTCTCGCTGATCAGCCGCCTGGCCTCGTCCCGGCTGATGGTCCGGTAGTCGCCGTCATCGCCCAGGAGCACCCACTGCTCGCGCCAGTCCTTGACCGGCACATGCCGCGGGTCGGCCCACATGCTGACGATCCAGCCGAGCCGCCGGGCCAGCGCGGGGTGCGCGTGCACCCACCCGTGGCAGCCGGTCGTCCCCGAACCGCACAGGCGGACCAGGTTCGCCGGGCTGTCCCGCACATCAGGGCTCGCACTGCGGCGCAACTGCCGGTGATGCGTGGACACGCCCGGCCATGAGCCGCCGCGCGTGTTCCTGCCGCACCGCATGCAATGCCAGTCCTGCCGTTGGGCGACCACCTTCGCCGACCGTTCAAACGAATGTTTCATCACGCCTCCAGCACCTGCACGTCGCTCCACCGCCAGTCCACGTCCCAGCCGACCGACGAATCCGTGTGCGGCCAGCCGATCGTCAACCCGGTGCCCCGTTCCACGAGACGCCAGCCGACCTCGGCCGGGTCCATGAGCCGGCCGTCCACGACCGTGCCCGACACCGTGCGGGCGATCACACGCCTGCCCGCCAGCCTTTCGCCCGGCAGGTCACGCCAGGGCAGGCTCCGTTCCACCGTCCCGTTCACGCGACCGCCTCCAATCGGGCCAACGCGTCACCAAGCTCACGTGACGTGACCCGGCCAAGCGACTTCAACGCCTTGTCGGGCGGCGTGCCGTCGTTGAGCAGGTCCGCCAGACGGCAGGCGACACCGTCCGGTTCCGGGGCGTCCCGGTCCAGCAGGGCCAGCACATGGTCGCAGCCATACGAATGCCGGTGATGCGAGACGGCGGCTGAAGCGGAAGGCTTCGACGTGATGCCCAGTTCGGCGCCATGGCGCAGCCAGTTGCGGAACGCGGCCTGCCAGTCACGGCTCACCCGGCCAGACGACGCGGCCGCATCCCGGAACTTCACCAGCTCCGAAGCGAGGTCGAGACCCAGCTCGACGGCGAGCGCCTGGGCGTCGTGGTCGGGTGTCCATCCGGCGGGGAGTGGTTGTGGGTCTGGTTGGGTTTTCGTTTTTTGCGCGCGCGTACTCTCTCTTGGATGTTCTAATGATGGTTCTTTAAGTGTTTGGGTGACATGGGTGTCACCCCGTGGCGACATGGGTGTCACCCCGTCGGTGACATGGGTGTCACCCCGTGGCGTCATGGATGTCACCCCGTCGGGTTGCGGGGTGACATGGGTGTCACCCCGTTCGGTGGTGTCACGGGGTGACATGCGTGTCACCCCGCGCTTGTACTGGTAGTCCACCTTCTCGGCGGTGTCGATGGTCACCTCGTACACGTAAGGGCTCCTGTCAGCGCTGTAGCGTGTCCCGTATTCCGCGTCGCGGGCGATGAGCCCCTTGCTCTCGAGCAGTCTGAGCGCACGCTGCACGGTCCGCTCGTTGCATTCGAGCTCAGCCGCGAGCAGTCCCACGCTCGGCCATGCGCGGTCATCCTCGTTCGCGTAATCCGAGAGGATGATCAGCAGCATCTTCGCGCGGGCGTCACCGACCTTGATGCGCTTGGCCTTGCCGACCAGATACGAACTCATGATGGTCTCCTAGAATTCCGGTTCCGTGCTGTCCACGCCCCAAGGGTCCTGGACGGTGTCCGATGCGGGTTCCACCGTCGACGACGATGGAGCAGACTGCTGTGACTGTGGTTGCTGCGGTTGGGGCGTGCCGTAGGTCGCGCGGAAGCCCGACGACATGGACGTCCTCGCCACCTGCGCGGTCGCATACCTCAGGCTCGGGCCGATCTCATCGACCTGCACTTCCACGATCGTGCGGTTCGACCCGTCCTGCGCCTGATAGGAACGCTGCTGGAGCCTGCCCTGCACGATCACCCGCATGCCCTTGGACAGGGACTGCGCGACATGCTGCGCGAGGTCACGCCAGGCGGAACACCGCAGGAACAACGCCTGCCCGTCCACCCACTGGCCACTGTTGCGGTCATACGAGCGCGGGGTGGAAGCGACCGTGAAATTCACGACCGTCGCCCCACCGCCCGTGGTGCGCAGCTCCGGGTCGCCGGTCAGGTTCCCGATGACGGTGACCGTCGTCTCCCCGCTCACCTGTCATCACCCCGATACGACACCCACGTCTCATGACGGTCGGCACGGTCGATGGCCTTGGCCACGAACCCGGCCCACGCCTTGCCCCTGCGGATCGAGGCCGCACGGGTCTGCGCACGCTTACGCGACCCGAACACGCCGATACGACGCCACTTGTCCGGGTGGCGACGGCACTCGGCGATCATGTCCATCACCCCGGCGTTCGGTCCGCGATACTCGTCAACCGGCAGCTCATCCAGCCACACGTCATCCGCATTGGCATCCGAACCAGCGTCCGCCGACGAGTTCGCGGCTTCCGCGTCCTTGCCGTAGATCACCGGGGCCGGGGCGCGCTTCTCCGCCTCCTGCAGGCCACCCGCCTTGTTCCACGCCTCCAACGCGGACAATCCCGGATCAGCGTTCAACAGGTCCTCCGCGAAGATCCGCACATCCTGATCCTTCACGCGACGGCCCATCTCACGCTTCGCGTTCACCTTCTCCGACTGGGTCAGGTCACGCCACGAGGCGTGCACCAGCTCATCAAGCCGCTTATACGACAACCTACCCATCTCAGAATCCTTTCGTTTGCTGTTTGATGTCGCCCTTGATGCCCGCATACTTCCTGAGGAAGTACGTCTGGCCCCGACCGGTGACCTTCGTCGTGCGGTTGATGGTCACATGTCCATCCGCATGGGTCACCGCCGTCTCCTTGATCCGGAACAGCCCCTGCTCCACCCAACGCTGCAAGGGCACGTTCCGGTTCTGCCCCGTCTTGCCCAGGTACCCGTCCTCACGCAGACGGACGAACAGGCGGTTCTGCCCGATCACATACCCGGCCTGCGTGAGCATCTTCGCCAGCTCGCCGATCAGGCACGTGCCATCCGACGCACTGACCGCGTCAGCGAACAGGACCTTCGGCCGCTGCTCCTCCAACTGGCCGGCCTGCCGGCTGATGGTCTCCTCCTGCTCGCGGATCCTGCTCTGCAGCCAGCGCATCGACGCGGCCAGCATCTGCTCCGGAGTCATCTGCTCCTGCCCGGCCATGTACCCGCCATGCTTGCGGATCGACGGGAGCACCTCGTGAGTGACCCAACGCTGGAACTCCTTCGCCTCCGGTTTGCGACTGCGCATGACGAGTTTGTACAAGCCTGGTTCACTTACAATCGTCTTGTTCGGGTTGCCTGGAATACCGTCGGAAATAGCGACGGTATTCTTCTCGTCGTCATCGAGAGCCGCAATCGCGTCACGATTGTTGCCGATGCCGAGGATGTCGCACACGTCCTTGGCAACGAACCAAGGCTCGCCGTCCTCGCCGGTGACAACCCTCACGGGGTCGCTCCCGTGGAACCTGTATGTCTCGATCTGCTTGCTCATCACTCGTCCTTCCCGTCGGTCGTACTGTTGACCGCGATGTCGATGAGGGTGATGCCGAACAGCCAGCAAGGCAGCATGAGCAGCCCCTCAACAGTGCCGACCACATGCAACGTGACGACACCCCAGACGAACCACACGCAAGCCCAGGCGCCCACCAGCATGAGCACCACGCCAACCACGAAACAGGACACGTCCCGCGCGGCCAACTGCGCATCCGTCAAATCCTTCGTTTCCTTCATCTCACTCCTCCATCTGCCTGATCCACCGGTCCATCGCCTCACGGCTCACCCGACGCTTGCCGGGCTTGCCGAACCGATTCGGTGGCCGGAACGTCTCCACATCGCCCTGCTCGATCGCGACCCGCAAGCCACGCACGTCCAGCGAATAGACCTGCGCGGCCTGCTCAGGCGACCAAGCCAGCCGCTCCCCCAACGGGACACGACTCGCATCCTTCTCCACGACACTCATCGCACGCCCCCAGTGAAGTGAAAATGCCGGGCGGCGTTAGGAGAACCGCCCGACCCCCTCCTAGAATCGTTCTCACCCCGCATGTCAGGAATGCGGGAACGATAGTTAGGAGAAGAGCTGATGAACGCAAACCCGTGGGCATGGACACTGCCGACGACACTGGTGGTCATCGGATGGGTCGTGTCACTGTTGATCGCCGCCGCCGGATGGTGGCAGGCATCGAAGAAGGACAAAGCCAACGCCGCAGCGGCACGGGAAAAGGCGGAGGCCGACGCGCGGCAGGCAGACAGGATGAATGCCATACTGAGATCGCGACTCGAAGCGGCGCAGGAATCCGTCAAGGCATTGGAAGCGCAAGTCACGCAATTGCAGGAAGCCAACCGGATAGCCGCGGAAGCCAACCCGTTCAGCGTTATTCCCTGGAGTGACGCCGAATCGGTCGGGCACGGTGAGTTCGCGGTGCGGAACAAAAGCGCGCGCGATGTAATCGTCACCAGCGTCACAGCGACGGACGAGCGACTCTCCACCCTGCTGTACTTTGATGGGGACACTCCATTCGTCTGCAAACCGAACGACCTGCTCGTATACGTCGCAATCGGTACATTCCAGACCGGAACACCGGATGTATCCATCGGGTGGCGGTGGGACGGGTCCGACGAAGAGCATGTCACCGTTCGCAAGAACATCAAATAGCCACGCATGTCATTCACCACCCAACATCGTCAGGAATTCGTGCAGGTTCACTTCCGCGATGGCCGGGAACACGACCGTCGCATGACCGTCAATTGGCGTGGCTGCGATTTTCAGCGGGTATTCCTCGAGATCGGCGACCAGCCCGCCGGAATGGGCGAAGAGATACGAGGCGATACGCTCAGACTTCTTCCTGTCCGCTATCAAGGCATCGATACGTATATATGCCATGTCATGCCTCCTCCTTGTCTTGTTTGAGCGCCCTGCTGATTTCGCGGCGCATGCCGAGCAGGTCGGTCTTGCTGACCGTCTCGGCCAGCTCGTCCTTGCCCGCGGTCTCCGAACCATGGAAGGTCACGCGGAACCGGTAGGTGCCGTCGGCGGCACCGGCCTTGACGGTGAACCCGCCGGATTCGAACCACCCCATCACTTGCCAACCCTTCCCGCTGCGACAGCCTCGAAATTCGCGTCGAGGATGGACTCGGTCAGGAAGTCCAGACGCTCCCTGAGCTTGAGGAGCTCCGAAAGGCTGAGGGTGATGTCACGCTTGCCGAGCCCCTCGCCGATGGTCAGCGTCCCCGCGACCGGCTCCCAGTGGGTGTGGTCGAAGACCGGTTTGAGGGTGATGGGCATCTCGCCCCGGTCGATGACCTCCCCGCCCAGCGGGCTGACGTCGAGCAGACGGCCCATCGCGGTCGGCGTCTCGACCGGCGCCTCGGCCGGCGCTTCGGACTCGGTGGTATTATGGTTTTCGAGAATCATTGTCAATACACCTTTCTGGTTCTCATCGCCCGCAGTTGCCGCTGCGGGCATTTTCTTTGTCGGCGAGCGCCGACTCGTTGATTGCCGCTGACAGCACCTCGATTGGATCGGCGCCGACGGCGTTGGACATGTCGAGGAAGACGCTGAGGTCTGGGTCTTTGGTGTTGAGCCACCGTGCGATGGTTGCGCGGTTGACCCCGAGCTCCGCGGCGATTTTGGTCTTGCGGCACTCGGCCAGAAGGAATCGCCGCTTGATGTCCGCCGCCGCCCTCTCCGCTATATCACGTGCTATCTTTGTCATGGCTCTAACTATATCACGTGCTATAGCACGTGCAACACGGCGTGTCGCATGTGCTATATTGTGGACATGGATAAAATCAAGCGCACCGCATGGGATCTTGCGGCAGCCGAATTCTTCGACTCGGCCATCGAATCGAAGGGATTGACCAATAAAGCAATCGAGCGCATGTCCGATGGGCGTATGGGCTACAACCGCGTCAGAGACATCCGCATGGGCTTGCGCGGTCCGATGCGTCTGTCAGAGCTCATCACGCTATGCACGATTCTTCAGATTTCACCGACTGAGACATTGAAGAAGATCATCGCCCGTGCAACGGATGAGATCGAGGCGGCCGAGTCCGTCTCCCCAGCCGGCGAGCGCCTGCCTGTCCCGCCCGTGTCCCCCGCCCCTTCCGGTACGCCCGCTGATGATGCGCCCGATGATGATGCGCCCCTATCCGCCCAAGAGATCATGACCATGGCGGCAAACACTGACCCCAACAGGGATGCGGAAGCCGAAACCCCAAGAGACTGAAGGAGGGTTGGACAATGTCGAGAAGGAAGAACAGGAAACCGAGGTTCACGCTCTCCCAGGGAGAAGCCGACCGTCTCATCGCACAGGTCAAGCACGCCGTGGACGATTTCTACCGCATGCCCGCCGAAGGGGAGAAGAACGCCGAATTCCACGTCCGCTCGGACACCGACGACGAGGACTTCACCATCGCCATGTACTGCGGGAGCATCAACCAGCATCGGCACACGATGTCGGCCCGCATCACCAAGCTCGGCGTCCCGTTGCTCAGGCTGTGTGTGAACGGCCAGCCGCACAGGAACCCGGACGGTCGGCGAGTCGGCCGCACGCACTGGCATGTGTACACGGAAGGTCTTGACGATTTGGTGGCTTTCCCGGCCGATTTAGGGTCGGACGGGTTCATTGACGATACCATTGAACTATTGGACAGGTTCCATGTGATACGCAAACCAAGTTTCCAAGGGAGCATGCTATGAGCACGACATATGCCGGCCGCCCCGGCTCGGGCGCGTCCGCCGTCGATGATCTGGTCGGCGAATACTCCGAGTGGCTCAGACGCGAATCGTCCGTGAGGTCGTTCGGCGAGTGGCGTGAAATCACCCTGCCGTTCGTGGACGATTCGAACGACGACCTGTGCTTCTACGCGAAGGACTCCGGCGGCTCCATCATGTTCACCGACGACGGTTTCACCCTCGAATCGTTCAGGATGGGCGGAGTAACCATCACCCCGGCAAGACGCGAGAGGATGGAACGCATCGCCAGACGGTTCGGCGCGAGCATCGTCAACGGCGACATCACCATGGAATCAGACAGGAACCACGCCGACGCCATGAACCGGTACGTCCAGACACTCACCCACATCGGCGGGATGATGGAGTCGGCGCAACGCCGGGTCTCGGAGTATTTCGCCGACGACGTCGCCGCGACGCTCGACAAGTGCGACGTGTTCTACACGCAGAGCGTGGGCGTCAGGGGCGTGTCGAACTACGAGCACAGCTTCGACTTCCTGTTCCAGCGGAGCGCGAACCACCCGACACGCTTCTGCCAGGCGCCGAACAACTTCGACAAGGACGCCGTCAAAACCATCATGTGGGACTGGGAGGACACGCGCAAGGCACCCGAACGCAGGGACTCCAAGCTCATCGTCATCGGCGACGACCGCGAAGGCCCGCTGCAATCCACGGCGTTCGACGCGTTCACGAACTGCGGCGTCACCGTGATCCCCTACTCGCAGCTCCCCGCGCGTGCACCGCAGGAACTGGCCGCCTGACCGCGCGCACGATTGTTTGCAGACAGAAGAAGGACATGCTAGCATGACCACTGACAGTGCCGCGCACGCGAGCGCCCCAGACGCAGCGAACCGGGCGCGGCCGTACAGCATCCCCCTAAGCCTCCTGACAATGCTCACACCTGGGGGATCATTCATATCCGGGCAGATGGCGAGCGCATGAGCGGGACACTGGTGCCGAATCGGCTGCATGCTGTTCCGCGCGTGCATGGTGTCGTGGAGCGTTTCACGGCCGGTGTGGGGCACTGTCCGGCATCATTGTCTGATGGTGTCCCGCTTACCCTGCCGGCGCTTGAGGACGAGGCCGCGTGCCTGGGCGTGCGCGTCACATGGCAGGAGCTGCCCGCCGGGTATTGCGGGGTGTACGACTGGACGCGCTGCAGGATCGTCCTGCACGACGGGCTCACGCCAGTACAAGCCCGCTGCACCCTGTGCCACGAGCTCGAGCACGTGCGGCACTTTGACCGCGTGTGCGGCGGCAAGGGCGAGGCGAGGGCGCGCAGACGCACCGCCCTGCGACTGGTCAGCCCGGTCGCCTACGCGGCCGCCGAACAGGTCTACGAGGGGAATACATGGCTCATGGCCGTGGAATTGGGGGTGACCGCGCAGGTCATCGACGACTACCGGAAGCTGCTGTACGATTCCGACGTGTGCGTGCAATAGTTTATACGCCTTTATACGTGCTTATAGAGCCTTATACCCGTTCGGATTCCTTATAAAAAAGACCCCGGCCACCCGCATACCGCGAGCGCCGGGGTTCTATCTCTAGAAGAGAGGGCCTGTTACGACATAGGGAAAACCCGGTTCACAAGTCGCTCTTGCGGATCGTGGCAGTGAGATATTTGATTCAGATGAAACTTCGTCAGCCTATGACGGGCGTCGGGACCGGCTTGGGCACGCAGAACCGGAAGTCGACGGCATGATCCTCGTCACCGTCCAGCGAAACATGCCAAGCGTAGTCTCCTGGCGGCAATGGCATGCCGTTGCCGAAATCGACCACGTTGATGCTCATTGCACCGATGTGTTTCGTCTGCTCAAGCCCAACAGTGCCTGGGTTAGCAGCTATCGTGAGTATCGCAGCATATCTAACGGCTTGCGGCGGCTGTCCGGGGAGATTGAAAAGATCACCGCTCTCGCCCCTCAGGGAAATCTCCAGCGACGTTTCCGCCGGACATGCCTCTGCAGGTACGTGAATCTGGGTAACGAGCGAGAACCTAGCAGTAAGTCCTGTGGGCGTGATGGGGAGTATGTTCCCGCCGATTCCCAGAATGTTCGCCTTCGCTCCGGAGGAATCCAAGGCCGCGTAGTCGGCCAGCATGACGTCGATGGTCGCAGATTCTGATATGGCACTCATGTCACGCCACCTGCAGTCTGCGGGTACGGTCGATGCTGATAATGGATTCCGTCTCTCCGGTGCGGGCCAATTCAATGCGGGACGTCCCCTGATCGGGAATTTGCAGGAACATGACGTTACTCGGCATCAGTCTCGCCCCGTTCTCCATGCGCTCGTCCACGATATTGGGCCTATTGCCATCGAAGTAGAAGGGGATGTCCTCGAGGGCAAGCTTCCTCGTGTCGTCGAATGTGTCCCCGACGGCGGAGAACCCCGGCATGTCCGGGGAGTCGGCCCACCATGCGCCCTTGTCACGGTGGTATACGATCTTCACTGATTTCACTTGTGCGCTCATTTGAGTATCTCCCGAATCTCGTCCTCCGACAGTCCGACGTCCTTAGCGAGGATTTTCCTCACCAATCCCGGCGGAACCGTCTGCCCGTCATGGAAGGCGAACGTTAAATCGGGCCTGCCGTTCGCCTTGAGCCTCCTGTGCGATCCGACGCGTCTGTCCTCTATGTATCCGAGGTGCGCGAGGATGCGCAGCAAGTCGGAGGACCTCATCGATGGATAGTTCACTCCCATGCGACGTTATCCTCCCTTGCCGAGGCCATATGGCAATATGTTTTCCATCTTGAATATAGCCCGATGCACCGTCTGCAGTCAACACGTCCGTGCCGCCAAATCGTCATGAACCGCCAAACACGTGTAAGAAACGGCCAAGAAAAACACGACCGCTAATCCTAATCCACGACCTCGGCTTCCACAATTTCGTTGCCACCTAGGTCGGGTATGGCGGCGGCCATGAGCTGGCCGAGCGAGGCGGCGTCGCGGTGCGTGTAGCGCATGGTCATCTGCATGCTGGTGTGGCCCATGACGGCTATGCGCGCGTCGTCCGGCATGTTCGCCCGTGCGGCCATCGTGGCCATCCAGTGCCTGGCCGAGTGGATCTTGACCTGCGGGAGTCCGGCTGCCTTCAGCGCCTTGCACCATTGGTATCGCTCAGTGCTGGAGCAGACGGGGTTGCCACGGGCGGATGTGAACACAAGCTCCCGGCTCCCGATGCCGTTGTCTCTAATCCGCTTCCACAAGCGTTCCCATAGGCTGCCGCTGACCGGAACGAATCGTTCGGCGGCAGGCGTCTTCGGGGTGGTGAGCCACAGCGTGCCGCTGAGGTGGGTCGCTTCCAGCCAATTGGGGATCTCGACCTCGCCCGGCCTTCCGTAGCGTTGGATCTGCTGGCGCACGTGGATGCCCGGCTGCCCGTCGCGCAGCTCCAGCTCGAACGGCATGATCGCGTACCGTTCACCCTCCCTCATACCGGTCTCGAACGCAACCTCGAACAGGAGCGCCCACATCTCGAGGTCCTCCTCCGCGGGACGCGCTCCGCGTCTGGCCAACGGCATGGAGGATGCGGCCTCGATCATGCGCCTGGGCTGTTCCGGGCCGAGCACGTCCACCACGCGCCGCTCCACCCTCGGCGGCTTGACCCTCCGGCACGGGTCGACGGGGATAAGTTCCTCAAGCTCCGCCTGGTCGAGCACCATCTTGAGGCTGACGAAATGGTCCTTGAGCGTGCTGGGCGCGAGCCGCTCCCCCAGGACGCGCATGCACCGGCGGATGTGCTCCGGCGTGAGGTCCTTGAGACGGACGTGCCCGATGACCTCGTTGCACGCCTTGAGCCGTCCTTCGCGGGTGCGGTATGTTGTCGGCTTGACCCGTGTCCGGTAGTCGGCGAGCCAGCGTTCCGTGTAGTCGGCGAGCTCCGGTGACTTGCCTCCGGGAAGCAGTCCGGTGCGTTCGAGTTCGGCGAGTTTCGCGTTGAACCGTGCGCGCGCATCCGCCTTGGTGCGGCCTTTGGCACCGACGGTCCTCCGCCTGCCCGTGGCGGGGTCACGCCCCAGGTCCTTGCGGTAATGCCAGACGCCGTTCGCGTCCTTGAACACGCTTCCGGATCCCTGTGTACGTCGCTTTGCCATGTCTGCTCCCTCCGGTGTTTTGGGAGCGCCCGAGCATGCCGGCGAGCGCCCTCGAAAGGGTACTCTAAAGGCACTCTATCGATGGCGACAACCGCCCGGAACGTGGCGGGAACGGCCTGTTCCGGTGCATTCAAAAACGGCGCGATTGCAACGTTCCGTGGGTTGGAATCGCTGGAATCGCGCCGTTTTGGCGGAGTATGTGGGACTACTTGGACACGTTGAACTTGAATTCGACGATGTCGCCGTCCTGCATCACGTAGTCACGTCCTTCAAGGCGGAGCTTGCCTTCCTCCTTGATGGTGTTCATCGAGCCGTTGGCTGCGACGAAGTCATCGTAGGAGACGATTTCGGCCTTGATGAAGCCACGCTCAAAATCGGTATGGATCACACCTGCCGCCTGCGGGGCGGTCCAGCCCTTGTGGATCTGCCAGGCACGCACTTCCTTCTCGCCTGCGGTCAGGAAGGTCTGCAACCCGAGGATGTCGAATCCGATACGGGCAAGCTGGTCGAGCCCGGATTCCTTCAATCCGGCATCCTCGAGCATTTCACGCGCATCCGCCTCGTCAAGCTCGGTCAGATCAGCTTCGAACTGGGCGTTGAGGAAAATCGCCTTCGCAGGGGCCACCAAATCGGTGAGCTTCTTGCGCAGCTGCTCATTGGACAGTTCGGCGTCGTCAACATTGAACACGTAGATGAACGGCTTGGCGGTCAGCAGGTGCAGGTCGTAGATGTCGTCCTTGTTGATCTTGCCTGCCTGGGCCGCGTGGTCGATGGTCTCGCCCGCCTCGAGGATCTTCTTCGCCTCGTTGACTGCGTTCACGTATTCAGGCGTGACCTTCTTGCCGCGCAGTTCCTTCTCGAGCTTCGGCAGCGCGTTTTCGATGGTCTGCAAATCGGCGAGGATGAGCTCGGTGTTGATTGTGTCGATGTCGTCGGCGGGATCGACCTTGCCGTTGACGTGCACGATGTCATCGTCCTCGAAGGCGCGCACGACCTCGCAGATCGCGTCGGCTTCACGGATGTTCGCGAGGAACTTGTTGCCCAGGCCCTCGCCCTCGGACGCACCCTTGACGATGCCGGCGATATCGACGAAGGTGACGGTCGCGGGCACGATCTTCTCGGTGTGGACGAGCTTGGCGAGCACCGGGAGGCGCTTGTCCGGCAGGGGCACGATGCCGGTGTTCGGCTCGATGGTGGCGAACGGATAGTTCTCCGCAAGCACGTTGTTGCGGGTCAGGGCGTTGAACATGGTGGACTTGCCGACGTTCGGCAGGCCGACGATTCCGATAGTTAAAGACAT